TCATTTCTCATCCCGTTTGAACGCAGTTATTGTTTTGAGAACAGCGTCTTTTGCTACCGGATCAATATCAAGCATAATGATCTGGGAGATCAAATCCGACCGGAATTTTTCCACATCGCCGCCGTTCACGATAACACTACCGTTTACAGCATTTCCGTTTCCATGGATCTTTACGGTGCGGTTATCTATTTCAGGGAAAAAATCACAAAGCCTGTTCCAATCATCACCAAAAACAAATTTCTTTTTTCCGCTTAAAAGTTTTGAAAGATTGTATGGAGTAATGCCGGTCATCCGGCAAAAAGCAGCCTGCGATCCACGATTATCTGCAATCGCTTGTCGCACCAATCTTAAAATATCATCTGTTATAAAGTGTTTATCGCCCGTATTCATATACTGTATTCTCCTTGTTGCGCACTGTAATATACCATCCGGGATTGCCAAAGGCAAGAAAGATTTTGAAATTTTTTGCATTTTTTTTCAAAAAAGCATTTGCAATGTTGCCAGTAGCAATGTATATTTAAGATAAACCAAACCGAAAGGAGTATCGCATGAACAACGAAAAATTAAAAAATCTTCCCGCAAGAGAGAGTATTCACAGTAAGATTGTCGCGTGTGCAAAGAGCAGAGGGATGACTATTCAGGGGCTTCACGAACGCATTTTGCGCGCGTGGTTGGATGAAAATTTTTTACCCGAAAAGTTGCCAGTAGCAACAAAAGATATAATGCAGGCATCCAAATAATATTTTTGTATCGTACCATATAAAAACACTGAAAGGAAAACCAGCCATGAACAACGACAGACGCAAACGCCTTAATGAAGTTAAAGAAAAAATTGCCGCCATTCTCTGCACTATCGAGGAAATCAGGGATGAAGAAGAAGCCGCCTATGAAAATCTGCCGGAAACGCTCCAGGAGAGTGAACGCGGCGAAAAGATGCATGAGGCAGTGGAAGGCTTGCAGGATCTTTACGATAACCTGGAATCCGCTGCGGATGATATTGAAAGTATCATTGAATAAGGAGGATGTATGGCAAAAACACGCCCTTATGATCTTTCCGGCAAGTTTCAGGAAGCCTTTGATTTTTTCAATAAAAAACTGTTTGACAACAGATTGCCGCAAGTTATCATCACCACCCAACGCCACCGGGGAGCATTTGGATTTTTCTGCCCGGAAAGTTATGTAAACAGAACTTTTGATGAAGATGGTGATATGCTTGTACCGGAATTTCAAGTCCACGAAATTTCCATCATGCCGGATAATATGTACGGCAGACCAGATCGGGAAGTGCTTTCAACGCTTGTGCATGAAATGGTACACTTGCAGCAGCAGGAACAGGGAAAACCATCACGCAACGGATACCATAATAAACAATGGGGGGATTATATGCGTGCTGTTGGACTTGAACCCACATCATACGGAAAACACGACAGCCGCAATCCTGCGTTACCGGAAGAAGAAAAAGAAAAGTATGGAGAAGGCGCAGCCACCGGGCAAAAGGTAAGCCATTTTATTATTCCTGATGCTGCATTTGATAAAGCATGTGCTTCCTTGCTGCGCGATGGTTTTACGCTTGACTTGCAGCAATCTCCGCGTTTAACGCTTCCGGCAAAGAAAAACAAACTCAAATACACCTGCCCGGAGTGCAACATTAACGCATGGGCTAAACCCGGCATTAAACTTGCATGCGGGGATTGCATGGTACAAATGGACTGCGAGGAGGAACAAGAAGATGATTGACACGAATACGATTGACCTTGCCGCCATTATTGCAGCAAAACTTTCTGAACAACTTGAAAAGAATTTTCAGGTTATTCCCACATTGACACTTTCCCAGGCGGCAGAAGCCGTTGGCGTATCAGATGAGAAAATGCGCAAGTTGTGCAATGATGGAGAAATCCCCTTTATCCGTATGGATAGATTGTACCGCATTAAACCGGCAGACATTAACGCTTATCTTGAAAAAAATTATCATAAATTGCAGAAATGAGAGGAAAACATCATGCAGAGAAATATCATTATAAAAACCAAAGCCAAGACCTTCAACATCCCGGAAGGTAAGCCGGTTATCATTACCTGGAAAAGCAAAAACAAATCCCGGCAGGGATACAGCACCGCCGTTGGCTGGATCAAACGCGGCAAAGATCCGCACACTGTAACATTGATCCATTCTTGTTTTCAGACCTGGGACAAGGTTGAACAGGAGTATCCGGCTGCATGGACTGTCTGGATGAGCCAGATTATGGAAATACGCACGCTTTCAACGCAGCCGAGGTAAATTATGGATGATGTTCAAAGCGTTACAGTATTCAGAAATTGGGTAGAACTTGCAGAAGAATTGCCAAATGATGAAGAACGCGGCAAATTCTATCACGCAATCTGCCAATATTCTTTATACGGGCAAGAACCTGAATTATCCGGAATGATGAAACATTTTTTCTCTCTAATCAAACCTATAATTGACAAATCCAACAAGCGGAAGATTGCACAGCAGAAAAGTTTGCAAATGCGTTTGCAAAACAAAATGCAAACAAATCTGCAAAACGATTTGCAAAACGATTTGCAGAATACAGAAGAACTGCAACCGCCGCCAAAGTCAACACCAGCCAAAAAGAAAAATCCGGTCAAATCGTTTTCCGCAATGCTGCCGGATCATCTGCAATGCAGTGATGTTGATGTAAAATGGAAAGAATGGGAAGATTTCCGCAGAAAAAAAGGCAAGCCAATATCAGAAGCGGCTGCAAGAAAACAGATGAAAATGCTGCAAGATCTTTCCAGAGAGGAAGCCATAGCAGCCATTGACAACTCTATTGCCAATGATTATCAGGGACTTTTTCCGCCGAAGAAAAAAGCCGCAGCCGCACCGCCACCGAGAAAGGATTATACCGGAATATGAAAATTCAGCCATCTGAAACACCAGGCGAAATATTGATCGACTGTATGATCTGCGGAAAAATGTTCCCAATTGAAGATTTCCGGGAGCAGGAATTTGCAGAAACAATGCAAAACTGTTACGAAAAACACCGGCTTTGTGAAAGTTGCATCCAAAAAGAAGAACAGCGCGCAGCAGAAGAAGAAGCGGCAAAACATAAAGAAGAAATCGCACGCCAACTGCCGCGTCTTCTGGATGCAGCCGGGATCGAGCCGCTTTATTGCCGCGATCGAGCCACCGGAGAGTTTTTCAAAGAACCACCCTGCCGGTATGCTGCGGAATGGATATACCGACACAGGCGGGAAAATCTGCTTATATCCGGGATCACCGGCAGCGGCAAAAGCACCTCTGCCTGCTTTATTGCAATGGGAATGATCCGGGAGGAACGCAAAGTAACATACACCAGTTTACGCAAATTACTTTCCCAATGGCGCGCCGCCAAAACCAGCGATCAGGATTATGCCGTTGAAAAGATGCTGCATAGTATTTTCAGCCGGGATCTTTTTATCATTGATGAAGTTGTCGGCAAGGCGCGGATAAGCGAATCAGGGCAGGAACTTTTATTTGAGATCCTGGAATCCGTCAATTCCGGCGCGTGCCGGTCAAAGATCTGGCTGCTGGGAAACTTTTACGAAGGCAGCATAGAGGATATTTTCAGCGATCCAGAACCCGTTCGGAGAAGATTACAGGAAAACTTTTCCTGCGCTTTTATCGACCGCAAAAAACAAACCATCACCCCCCTTACAGTCTGGAAGGAGAAATTATGACACCGCAAAAACAAATCGAGCGTCTTAAAAAACTGCTTGATAAAATTTATCTGGTCAATGAAACAATGCTGATGATCCACAATTTTCCAATATTGCGAAAAGTCAACGCAGAAATAAAAAAAGAATTAGAAAGGATTGAAAAATGAATATTGAAGACCTTGTACCGCCGCTGGAATTGTGCAAACTGATTCCCAAAGGGGAGTTTGAGGATACGGCGTTTCAATGGCAAGAAGTAACTATAAAAGGCAAGGTATGCGTTGATATCATACAGCATTATCCGCTTGAATGGGAACACCCTGAATGGGCGAATTTATACCCTGCACCAACTTTGCAGGAAGTTCTTGCTGTTTGCAAAGACATTGCCACGCTTCCCCCGGATCCCAAATACACGAAAGTTTTTGATTTAACCAAACTTACCCCTCAAAATACACTGGAAATATATTTATCTAAAACAAAGAAGGAGCCGCACAATGCAAACTGCTGAAATTATCATAACCATCATTGCACCCAAATCAGAAAAACCGAGGGATGTAAGAGATATTTTGATACAAGATATTGAAAATTTACTCTACGAAAAACTTTGCACCAAAAATGCCGCTTTTGAAGTAACAATACCACCGGAGATTGCAGATGAATCACAAACACCGCGAAAAACTGCTCCGACTGCTTAAATTTGCAGAACTTATAGAAAAAGAAGCAATTAACTTTTATCTGCAGGAACAGGCAAAAAATGCCATTGAAGATATTTACAGTTTATTAAAAACAACGAAAGGAAAAACTATGATTTATGCCATTGATTTTGACGGAACGATCGTTGAAAACGCGTTTCCCAAGATCGGAAAACTCAACCAGGAAGCCGCCAGATTCATCCGGTCACTGAAAGCACGGGGAGATAAATGGATTCTCTACACCATGCGCGAAGATAAATATCTGCAAGAGGCTCTTGAATTTCTTGCCCGGCACGATCTTTCCCCGGATGCCGCCAATGACAATCTGCCGGAAATGTGCGAGTTTTACCAAAACAATCCCCGCAAGATCTTTGCCAATGTTTACATAGACGATCACAACGCAGGCGGACTGCTATTTGCTGAACCCGCTGCCGGACAAGGTAAAAACAAGTAAATTTGTATAGTACGATACAGGAGAAAACAAAATGCAGATCAAATTCAAAAAACTAATTCCCGCAGCAAAAGCCCCGAAACAGGGTACACCCGGCAGCGCAGGATTTGACCTCACCGCCATAACAAGAGAATATGACGAGAATAACCAGGTATGGGAGTATTCAACCGGCATTGCTGTTGAGATCCCCAAAGGCTTTGTGGGATTGATATTCCCCCGTTCCAGCGTTTTCCGTACCGGCGTGATCTTATCCAACTGCTGCGGCGTAATTGACAGCGATTACCGGGGAGATATTAAAGTCAAGTTCTATTCCCTCTGGGAACTGCAAGTTCCCTATCAGATCGGGGAACGCGTTTGCCAACTGGTCATCGTTCCGACCCCGGAAGTTGAATATATCCAATCAGAAGAACTTTCCCCAACCAGCCGGGGAACTGGCGGCTATGGCAGCACCGGAAAATAAAGGAGCAGACAAATATGGAAAAGAAAAGAAGTGCAGCAGAAATAGTTTTAATTTGTGCCGATATGAAGCCGGGTGATTGTATCATTTTTGAAGAGGGAAATATTCAGGTCAACCGGTTTGAAAACAATTTCCGGATATTCGCTTGCGGAGAAATGCACTATTCTGCCAAAGCGATCAATTTAAGACCGCACATCCAAAAAGCAATCAAACGCAAAAAAGAGATCGAAAAACAGATCCAGGAGCAAAGTAAATGACGGATTACGAATGTCCCACATGTAAAGAATACAAAGAGACAAATAATAAATTATTAGAGCGTTATCTCCAACTGGTTGCCAAAGTTGATCCAGAAATTCCGGATATGACTTTCACGCAGCAGATGGATATTATTATTGAAAGATTAAAAAAAATATTCCCCCCTGATAGCGCAGGGAATTTGACTATCCACATTGTCAAACAAAAAGATTCTGATGTAGTTCCGTGTATCACCGAAGCGACAAACAGAATCGCAGAAAAAGTCACCAGAATAACGATTTATTATCGGGAGAGAATTAAAGAATGAATAATTGGGACGATACATATTTCCCTTTGATTGCAGACGAAGTAGGCAATCACATTGCTACCGTTGCAGCTTGCGAAGAAGAAAAAATGAAAGCAAGAAGCAAATTGATTATAGCCGCACCTAAGATGCTTTATCTTTTTGAAATGCTTTGCTTTGAAAAAAGCGTTTCCAGATGCAAGTTCAGACCGGACGCGTGTTCAAATTGTCCGATAAGACAAATAATAGACGATGCAGGAGGTGAGCCATGCCAGGAATGAAAGCATTGCCATTGCCGGAGGTGCTGAAACTGCTGGATAAACTGCCGCTGAAATACCAGGCACTTTGCGCAATCGGCGTAACCACCGGCTGCCGGATCACGGAAATATTGAAACTGCGGCGATTTGATCTGTTGACCAGAGAAGGAAACCTAAAAGACCGTATTCGCTTCCTGAAACTCAAAACCAAATCAGGCAGGATCATGCACCGCACGATAGCGATCCCGGAGGCATACCGTCCCTACATAATGCGCCATCTTTTGCACGAAGAAGAAAAGGGATATGACCGTCCGGATGATATTGTTTTCCGGGGACATCTGGGGATCCCTTTATCCAGAGTTACCGCCTACCATATTTTCCGGGAGAAATTAGGAGAAGGCTACGGAACACACTGGATGCGCAAAACATTTGCCAAAGAGATGTTTGAATTTTTCCTGCGCCAGAACACAAAAGATCCTATGCGAGCATTGGAGTTGACGAGAAAAGCCCTGGGACACGCCAGACTGGATACCACAGTCCGATATCTGGGAATTACCGAGGAATCAATAGAAGCTGCCCAAAATGCAATTTTTAATATGGAGAATCAGAAAAAATGAAGAAAACCAAAAATGAAGAACCGGAAGAACTTGACAGACCACGCAATCCATACATGGGAATCGGGGATAATTGCCGATTGTCAGAAAGAACGATCCGCAATGCTTTTGCCAGAAAACCTATCACCTGGCAGACCGCGTGCATAATCGCAAAAGCCCTGAATATTGACATGCGCCACTTCCGGGTAAAAGAGGATAACCGGGGACGCAATAAAGGCAAAAAAAACAAATAAACAAACGAGCCGGGAGAACCAAATGGATCATCCCGGCTTTTTCATGCTGTTATTTGCTATTTTCCGCACCGCCAGACGCGCTTGATGTTCCAGACACATCTTTGGACGCGGCTGGAACTTTTCCACCGCCAGACGCGCTTGTATTCGTTTTTACACCATCCATAGATTTCATTGCTTTATCTTTAAGATCTTTTAAGCGTTCTTCTGCTGCTTTATTATCTGCATCACTTCCGGCAGTCCAGTCATATTCAATAGTGATTTCTTCCGTGCCGAACAATGTTTTGCGTTTGACCGCTTTGAAATTCCCGGTATTGGGAACTTTCTGTTCCGCAGGAATCCCGACCCGGCGCGATTTGTATGTAACGCTGCCGATGATAAGAGTTCCTTCCGGCGTGCCGGTATCCGGATTGTTTGTTTCGATTTTTCCGTACATCACATAACCATCCAGCCCCAGATTTTTTCCAGTTGCAGAATCAGTTATTCCCTTGCCGATGCTGCCGCAGCCTGCAATCAGAAGACAGCAGATACTTGCAATAAAACAAAAACAGATCTTCATATCAATTTTCCTTTTCTTTGATTTCTTCTTTTAATTCTTCAATATCCTTCATACAAGGGCAATCCTTGCGCTTCTGGGAACACTCGGCATAAGTAACGCGCTTGCCGATAGCGGCATGATGTCCCCAGAGCGTGCCAAGGATAAAGCCAACAACAAGGATAAGGATTTCCCAGAGGATGGCAGGCGGAACATTCATAAAGCAGCCTCCCGCGCAACGCGCCTTTGATATGCAGCGTCCCAGGCAGATTTGCTGCCGAGTTTCAAAACATTATACGCCAGACGGATCTTATTCAACCCCCACCAAGCAACAGGATTGATCCAGCGGAGTTTGCCATATCTTTTCCGCCAGATCCGCAGGCAGTTATTCCGGAACCGCAAATTGACTTCTTCAAGCAATTCTTCTGAACCATCGCTTTCCTCAAATTCGTAATCATGGATACAATGTACCGGAGTATAATAGCGATAGATCCAGGATAAAAGATCCCGTACTTTTTTGGGTGCATCTTCCGCGCCGCAGCCATTGCAGATAAAACACAATTCCTTTGCCGTACTTCTCCAAAAACCAGCAGGAGCATCCAGATTATTATCCTTTGCCTGCTGCTTGATTTTTTCCATTTCATGTGCTGAATAACGCATTAAGCCCCCCAGACAATTTCCGGCAATTCCGCCAGCAGTTCATCAACTGTCGGTGCAACTCTTTTCCCCGCTTCAACAGCGTTCAAAACCTCATGGCATTTGTTCCAGATGGAATCGCGCCAGGAATTAAAAGCCACCGCCTCATTGCGCCATTTTTCATCGGTACTTTGCAGATAAGAAAGACAGGTATAGGCGGAATCATAGCCGCGTGATCTTGCCGTTTTCAGCAGCAATTCATCAACCGCTTTTGTGTACTTTGCCACAAACAACGCTTTGTATGCTGCAAGATCTTCTTCACTGGCAACGCGATCCCCCGGCTGCATTTTGCCGGTATAGATAAAGCCTCCCGATACAGAATAATATTTATCCATTGATAATTTCCTCCGCTTCGGCAACGGTAAAACCGAGCCGGAAAAGTTCACAGTTCACATCTTCAAATCTTTCATACTGCTCAAACCCGCTATCTACCGCAACAACTTTGTGTGTTTCATCCTGCACGCCTGCTGCGCCCTGCGCCAGACTGCCGGTGCTTCGCCAAGTCCAGCGGTCATCAACACACCGCTGCAAATAGGCTTTTGTTTCAGCAGGATACAACTGCAACACATTCAACACATCCTGCTTTGTGTTGAGTGTTTTGGGGAATTTTTCCATAACTATCTCCTTTGTTTTGTTTATCAGGTAAAAGAGAAACTTTTACCAATCTGTTTGATTGTTGCAATAAACGGAAATTCAACACTTTTGCTTGAAAGTTGATCCTGCAATGTCCGTGAACCGGTAAAAACCACACAAAGATCACTTTCCCCAACAAAACGGAATTGAATTTTTACATAATCTTCGCCGCTTTGAATTTTACTGTTCCGGCAGGCGAAACCGACAACGACAATTTCCCGATTCAAAATCTCCATAATTGCAATTTTCTTTCCCTCCATCGGCTTTTCAATTCCCTGAAAATCAGAAAATCTTTTGATTTCAGATTCTTGCATAATCGTAAACCTCCATAAAGTGAGTTGCTTCTATAAAATTATGACTGTTCGCGTGTTTCAAAGAGCCATTGGCGGACGATAATACCGCCCTGCAATGTTCTTTATCAAGATTGCCGGACTGCATCTGCTTGTAAAAATGCGCAATTCTGCGCCGCAAATACTTTGCTGTGCGCTTGCGCAGCAGAATATATTTAGGAAAATGCCGGAAGCCAAGGAAGTCAACACCCCGCGCCACCGGGAAAAGATCATTCTTGCTCAAAGTCAACGCCAGATGATCTTTGAGATAATTTTCAATTTTTTCCGCGCAGTCACGCAAATACGATTTATCATTGCTGAACAAACAGAAATCATCGCAATAACGGATATAATCCCGGCATTTCAATTCATGTTTGACAAAAGTATCCAACTCATTCATATACAAGTTGCCAAACCATTGACTTGTCAAATTTCCGATTGGTACATTTGTATTGCCGGGAAAACTGTCAATAATGTCATCCAGCAGCCAGAGAATATTTTTATCCTTGATCTTGCGTCTGATAATGCTTTTCAAAATATCGTGCCGAATTGAAGGATAAAAACTGCGAATATCCATTTTCAAACAGTATTTATTGTGCCGCACAAACTGCATTGTCAATCTGCTGCCGAGATGAAGCCCTTTGCCTTCTCTACAAGCAAAAGAATTTGCAATCATTAAGCGATCCCAGACCGGCGCAACAATATTCATAACGGCGTGCTGAATGACACGATCCGGAAAGAATGGCAAAATATAAATAGTGCGCTTTTTCGGTTCATAAATAATTTTTTCTGAATACCTGGATGTATGAAAAGTCTTATCTTTCAACATCTGAACAGCCCTGTCAATATTTCTTTCTACATTCCGTTCAAATGACTGCACGCCATGAAGGGCAGATTTGCCCCTGCGCGCCTTCCGGTATGCGCGAAAAACATTTTCCCGGTCAATGACCCGTTCCCACAAATTACCGTATCTTCTCATGCTTAAAATAAAGTTTCTTGCTTTTGCTGTAACTACTAACAAAAAACCTTCTCCTTTGCGTATTTTGCCTTGCGACAAGGTAACAGATTCAGCCGGAGTTGCTTCGCCTTTTCTCCGTATCCGCCTGCGCCTGCCGTTATTCGCATCCGTATTCGAGCGCGCATTATTCGCATTCCGCGACCGCGAACCGCAATTCGTGGAATTAGTCCAATTACCGCCTGCCAGCAGAGCGACCAATAGCATACAACCTGCCACCTATATTTTTTTAATGCTCCTTACGGAGCATATCCCGTGTATGGCTATCCTTGCAGATAGCCATCCATTTTCCGTTTTGTTGTGCTGCGCTCATCGGGTACAATTCCGGCTCCGCCCGCGCCCGCCGCAATTCGCACCCGCATGCGAGCGCGCATCATTCGCATACCGCGACCGCGAACCGCAATACGCGGAACCAGCCCAAGGACCGCCCGCCAGCAGAGCGAGAGGCACGCCGTAAGTTGATCCCTTTGATCCGGAAACACCATCAATGCCAGTTACCGCCGCCCATCCGGATCCGCCATTGGCATTTTGTCCGCAATCAAGCCATTGCCATTGCAGCCCGCAGCCCTCTTCGCAGCCATAATTGGAGATCATCCGCCTGCCAGCAGTATCAACCCTGCCGCCTGTGGTATCCGGATTTGGCTGTGCTGCACCTTTAACCGCAGTTTTTTGATTGCTTCCCTCCATTGCCGCAGTAAAATCAGCATCGGTCAACAGTGATTTGTTCACAAAAAGCATTGCTTCTGCAAACTGGTAATGCGTCAAAGTATGCAGGCGAGTTCCGCCATATACAGACTTTGGAGAAGTCAAAGATCCGGATGTATTATAAATATCGACCCAAACATCTGTTTCGGGGATATACACCATACCTTCCGGAGCAGAATACGGATGATGATTCAAACACCACACAGACGCGGGGAGAATATCACCGGCAACATATCCTGAAAGAGTATGCCCCGCAATCTCCCCGACATCCGCGCAAAGAGTATGAAAACCGCCGATTTTCCTTGTGTTATCCGCCATAAAGCCATCCGGAAATGTGGAGTTGAGAGAAACAATAAACTCCCCTGAATCGGAAAGATACACATAATAATCTTTACCGGCAGCCACGCTGCCAGTATCGAGCAGATCCATAAAAGGCAAATCGACATTGGCATTGATGTTGACGCGCGTATCACCGACCGCAATAGTTGTATTGGCAAAGATTCTCAAAACCCGCTTTTCGACAGCAACCAGAAAAACATCCTGATTGCTGGCAAAACCTCCGGTTGATAATCCAAGCACATCCAATGCCCTTGCTTTGGAATCCTCAATCTCAAAAGAGATCCCATTAACACTTACTTTTTTAATTGATTCACTCATCTTTTTTCTCCTTGATTAAAGAATTGTAATACTTAAAACTCCATTGTTTACGCTATATTCAATCCCGGTCAGAACCAGTGTATCACCAACCACAGAAACACTGCTTTTGCCCGCCATACGCGCTGCTTCTTCTGCGCCCTGTTTGGCGGCTTCTGCGCCCTGTTTGGCGGCTTCTGCGCCCTGTTTGGCGGCTTCTGCGCCCTGTTTGGCGGCTTCTGCGCCCTGTTTGGCGGCTTCTGCGCCCTGTTTGGCGGCTTCTGCGCCCTTACGCTCCACATTTACTGATTTCAAAAAAGATTCTGCTGTTATTTCACTTCCGGGTGCAACCGTAATTGCACGGGCAATTTCTTCTGCAAACTGCTGGCAAATCATAATGATTTTATCCAACTGTGTTTCCAGAGGCTTTGAAGGCAACTTTCCATACTCCGGCAGACTTGTTTTCTGAACCACCGGCAACTGCCGCATGACAGTAAACTTTTTCCCCTTCGGCATCACCGGCACATTTGCCGTTCCGATACGCAATGTAACATTTGCCCCGTCTGAATAATCGTCCTTTTGCTCAACAGTAAAATCAACTCCGGGAGTTAATTTCCTGAAAACATCATCTTCCGTTTCCAAGAAAGCCTGAATATCCTCAATCTCAAAAAAACGGATATTAAAGGCAAACACCGGATTATCATTTACCACATACACCATTTTGTTTTCGGTTTGTTCAATCATGCTGCTATGCTCCTTTCAAGACTTAATATAGCGTTTTGATTTGCCAAATATTTCCCTGGATTATTTTTTATCCTCAAACCAGCGTACAATACGCTTGCCCTGCGCGCCTACCGCATGGATGATTGCGCCGACTGCACCATATTCCGGCTTAAATGCTCCGATTGCCATACCGACATCCCCCAACGCCTTAACTGCATCCATAAGTTCTGTTTCGGTAAGTTCTTTTTCTCCATCTGCAATTTTAACCAACAGCCCAGCATCTCTTTTCAGATCATCCGCCAGCGGCAGTGCAGATATAGAATCTGCAAAGGACATTTTTCTGCCGATCATGCGATCCAAAGTGTAATCCCCAATGCTTTTTACGAGTTTCCCGGTCAGAAATACGGATTCAAAAGATCCAAGCATCCAGGCAAGGAAATAATCCTCAAACTCTGCCTCTTCCCACCAATCGGCAACATCAAAGCCATAGCGCAGCATATCCGTTGTAAACTGCATAAGCGTTGGAACCACCAAATGATTTACAAAAATCTGCCGCCCCAATTTTCTCCAAGCGGCTTTTTTGTCAGAACCATACCGGATTTCATTGATCGTCTGCAACTGCAAATTCATTGTCTGTATCGGATTTGTCATAAATGCGGTAAGGTAACGGAACGCGCCTTGATTGGACTGAAAATAATTCTGATCCTTCAAATACCCGGACTGCTGCGTTTCATCGGTTGCACGCATCCAGGCACGCCGTGCTGCTTCCCTTGCTTCACCTTCGGAATATCCGCTTTTTCGCGCCTGATCCAAAGCGTACATATAGGCTGCGTATCCACCGTGCATTGCACTCCACGCATCCGCCCGGCGCGTTAAATATGTGCCACCATCCAGGAGAGCATCTGACAACGGGCTGTATGCTTTGCTATCCCGCGTATAATTGAGAAGATAAGACAAGTCTTTATCCAAACCGCCGCCCATCCGGTTTTTCATGTAATCGGTATTTTTTGCCCACTTGACAAATTCACGATAATCGGGATTTGAAAAATTCAAGGTTTTGCCAAAATAATAAACAAAATCTTTAACCGGCACATGGTTCATATACGCAGCAGTTCCCAATAACTGCTTTATAAAACTGGAACCGTTTATTGCAATTTTTGCCGGAACCCAATGCCGATACAGTTTTGCCAGCAATCTGGCGGCATAATCATTGGAGAACTCCCCGCCGCCGCGGGCGATCGTTGCCACGCGTTCCACCAGATTGGATACAACAGCCTTGCCGAAATTATCGGCAATAGACTTTTGCACCATCGTTCCGCCATATACGGCTTTCAGATCCCGGACTGCATCGCTCCACGCCAGGAAATGCCCCTGGTCAAGTTGATTTGAAAGGAACGAGGTAAAAGCATCCGCATCTGTATCAACCGGCTTCAAATGGAATTTTCTGGCGATCAAAAAATTTGGATTGATCGACATAGAGCCTGCGCCGCGCCCAAGTTCACTGTCAACTTGAACACTCTTTGTTTTGCCACCGCGAAATGCCGCAGGGAAATAGTTCTCATTCAGCGGCAAATGCGCACCGTAACGCTCAAAAACTTTTGCATCCAAAGCCGCTTTGTTTTTAGCGATCTGATCCCGCATCCAGTAGCCCATTTGCAGCACCTCCGGCTTTATAAATTTTCTCAACTGTTCAATGCTTTTTTCCGTCCAGCCGTTCCACTTCATATTAGGTTGATAATGTTCCTGCTCCCAAGTAAGCAATATCTGCAATGCCGCGCCCTGGGAAAGAGGAACCTCAACGGTACTGGATGTTTCGTTTGGATCATGAGAAAAAACAATCAGTTTTCCGCCCTGGCGTTCTTCTTCAATCATCCGGTTAAAATTTGCATCGTCACTTTCATTATTGAAAACTTCATAACTCTGCTTCAATCCGGCATCAAAATCCGCCAACTGCTGTTTCAAAAATGCAATAGCAGCATCATCCAGGATCACATCCTGCCACAGCGCAACTTTTTCCCCGTTGTCAATTTTTTGCAGGATGGAACGCGCTCCGGGACGCATTTTTCCATACCATTCGTAATCTTCAACCGGGATTGCCCTTTTCAACAATCCGCGCCGCCCATGTTCAAATACAAAATCAACTTTGCTGGTTTTGATCGGACGGGAATACTCTGTTTTGAATACCCCTGTATGCTCCACCACTTCTGAAACCATGCGAAAGAATTTGCCTTTTTTTCTCAATACCTGCAACCGATTACCGGTAACGCCTGCAATATCCCGCAATGCTGCATCAAGATCCTCTTGCATGTGCCGCAAAGATGTTTGTTCTTTCTGGGTAGAATCCTCCACCTTCCGGTAAAGTTCGCCTGCAACGGAGTTATCAAAATCCTGGATTGATTTACCGGAAACAATACGCAGCAAAGTTCCAAGCGATTCATTTTTCAGCCAGTAATTGCTATGCTTTTGCGCATCTCCGCGATCTTTATACTCGTTTTTGCCGAAAGTTGCATCATCAACCGCCCGTTTGCGCATAGCATCAACTTCCGCTTTGCGTTTGGTGATAGCATCCTTAAACTCTGCTTTGCCGCCTTTGATAATATTTTCAAGCATCTTTGCTGCGGCATCGACATCATCTGCGGAACGGTTTTCCAGATTGCCAAACATTTCAAGCAGCCGGTTATCTTCCAGAAAATTATCCATCAAATCTTCAACTTCTTCGTTACCTTCCAATTCCATAATTTTTTGATTATTGTATTCAATGGCATTGGTAACAGTTGCCAGATTCATATTGATTGCCTGCCGGATACGATCGACCCGCCCCTGTTCAGAGGGAAGCACAGAAGTTGGAATACCTTTGTAATTGCGTTTGATCTTTGCTGAATCCAGCATTTCCCTGATTGCCAAAATTCCGTTATCTTTGCGGACTTCTGCGGCACGCCGGATGATCCTGGACTGGATATTTCTGAATTCATGCATCCTGCGCCCTTCCGGGTACTTATCAGAGGGACTTGTTGAATAATCCAACAGAGAAACCACGCTGCGGACAAATTCTGAACGATATTCAGCAGGAAGATTTTCTTCCGCGAATTTCAATGCTTCACGCTGCAAGGAAACCGCATCCGCCTTGCTTTGCAAAACCTTTTCCTGCAAGGCGTGATATTTTGCCTGATACTCCGCCCAGGCTGCTTCACGCGCCACTTTATAAGCCTGTGCATAGGTGGAAGCATTTGCACCTTCCTGCATCAAAGCCGCATTGATTGCTTCAAGATCTTTTTTACCGGGGCTGTATGGTGCTTCTTTGCCATCGAACATCTGCCGGTAAAGTTCCTGATAAACCTTGCGATTATCCCATACCCATTTTTCTGTTACGACCTGCCCCTTTTGCAAAATTTCAACAACTTCTTCTTCGATTTTTGCCTGCTCCTGCTTCATCCACTCTTCCATAGCGGCTTTTTGCGCCTCTTTATCGGCAAAAACACTTTCCTCACGCCACGCCGTGTAATTGTGATAAAACTCTTTTTTAGAAAGATCCCGGAAAAAATCAATAATTTCCTGCTCCACATCCAGAGAATCCCGCCCCCATTTGCGGGCAATGGCTTCTGCCAGTTCATCGGAACTCATACCATCTGCGTTTGCAAGGGCTTTTTCTCTTTTGTCGATATACTTACGGTATTGCGCATCTGATTCCTTTTTTCGTCTGGAACGCTTTTCAGAATATTTGCGAAACTCCGGGCTGATCCACGCCCCAGTAAAGGCTTCCCCATGAAAGCGGTGTGCCGGTTTAATTACAAAATCTGTACTGCCGGTAAAATCAACAACTTCCCGATAAAGTGGAAAATTATCATACAGCCAATCGTTGCGCCGCTGAATACCGCGCGCACGGGCATCCTTCTGATTCTCCCGGCAGGCTTCCAGAGCGAAATACCAGGCATCTTTCACGGGGATTTTAACTCCGTGCTTTTCCAGATACGCGGCATATTCTTCTTCTTTCAGTTCGGCATATTGTCCTGTAAACGGCTTCAAGATCTTAACAATATCGCGCTGGTCATCTTCGGAATACTCCGCCAGAGAGAAACGCAGCTCATTATCCATCGTTGCCATTTGCAATGCCGCCTTACGGGGAGTTTTGCCATAGGTATAAATTTCCAATCCGGCATCCTCCAGGATCTTCCGGACATCTGCCGGGAGATCTTCTGGAACGACTGCCGCTTTGAACTCATCAAAGCCAACCGCCCGCTGTGGCTTTGCTTCAAAATGCTCCGTAGGCATATTGACAAGTTTATCCAGAAAAGCAGCCATTTTATCCAATATTTCCGGATCATCACCAAAGCGATCTTCAAGGTATTGGATATTATCTCTGCCGCCTTCTGCCATTGCAAGCAAAGAATCAGATCCGGTATCCCATCCCCAGCTGTAACCATTATCAGAACTGGCACGGCGCATATCTTCTTCGAGTTGCTGATATTCTTCTTGAATATCTTTTTTGATCTGCTTAAATGTTTCTTCTGAAACAATATTATTCCTTGATTTTTTAATATCCGCAATTGATTTGAACTGTTTTGCCTTCATGCTGCGAATATTGCCGATGCCATAATTGAATCCTTCGCCGTTGCGCACTTTTTTTGTCATCAATTTGACAATGTTTTCCAGATTGGCAGGCAGCCATTTCCTTTTGCCGGAAGGTGTATAGCCGTTGAATATTTTTCCGTTTTGCGAAAAATTCAATTCCGGAAGCGCAACAGATTCCCACCATGTGTCAAAATCAAGATCTTCATTATTGGTATTGCTGTACCATTTTTGAGTTGCCGGGAGTGATTTGAGAGCATCTGCAAAATCACGATCGGTCATTCCGTTTTCAAAATAATACAGCGTTTTATCAAGAGAATTGCGATCTTCAGGATCAAGTGTTTCAAAGGGTTTTATTTTTTCATACGCACGATCAAAATCGCTTTGCGTATATTCATAAATTATTTCCGGCATACGCGGAGAGTAAATATCCGCATTATACACCTTGTTGCTTTTAATTTTGGGATCAATCAGACTTTTATCTGCGATCAAAGATATTTCACCGAAATTATCAAAATTGCTTTTTTCAGCATCCACGATTGCCAATGAAGGCACAGGCAGCCCACCCAATTTAGCAGCCTTGCGCAATTTGGCAGCCGTTACATTGTGCATCACGATCAAATTTTCATCTTCCGGAGCAACAGCAAAACGGATATGCTCATCCACACGAATATCCTTATCAGAAAAAGCAACATAATTTCTGGCACCGGAGGAATCCCCTACATAAGTAATCCCGTCAACTCCGGCAGAATAAAGAAATTCACTTGCCGCCTTCGGAGAACCAAGCCCCTTGCTCAATATATTATACAGTTCACCACCGGACATTGAATTATACATAAGCATAACAGTTTTATACTGCACATCTTCGCCGATACCATTACCCAATGTTCCGTTTTCATATCCATCAATAAGATGATTTTTAAGATTCAAAAGCAGAGTAATTGGAACTTCCTCATCCCAATCCAGCAGATTTTCAACCCGCCCATCCCAAAAAGTCTGCCGGTAAATATGCCTGTTACCTTCCGGGGCTTTGGATGCAACATATTTTAATCTATCTTTATTTTTTTCAAGCCAAGCAATGTTTTCTTTATAATCATCCGCCAGAGATGATCTGGATTCAATGCCTTTGCGATACCAGTCAAGCGTGCTTTCAACATTCCCCCTGTGCCGTTTGACATCAAGCAAAACATCATAAGCCACTAAATTTTCAAAACCACCACCACTTGCCGCATAATTAAACGGCTTCCCGTCAAGTAAAATCTGTTCTTTGTTTTTTTCGCGCGCATCGTTATTGGCATACCACTCTGCCACTTCCCGACTGGATGAACCGTACAGTCCCCAGCCGTAAACTTGCTGCCCTTCACCAGTACCAATATACTGCAAAGATGGTTTATCATAATCCGCAGCAGATCCCGTCCAGACTTCACCGACAGAGAAACGAATATCCGGATTTGCCGGATCATAAGTCCCCACATTATCCATTGCAGATTTTATCTGGTTAGGTTCAAAGACAATATACATATTTCCAGCAGTTCCAAGCAGCGGATTTTTGATGATAATACTATCGTAATTTCCTGCGTGAAATTGATCCAGAATTTCCCCGGTATGTTTATCGTACCAATCCTGCGCAGTGTAACGCTTTACTTCCGCGTAATATTTATCCATCTCAATCACAAGTGGATTTTCTGCTTTCAGATATGCTTTGATAATTCTGGCAGATCCGCCAGCCATTTCAGCAGCACCCTCGGCATGATCTTTGGCTTCACCTTCCTGCGCTGTAAAAAAGAACCCTTCATCTTTGAGCGTTTCAAATTTCAGTTTACCATTTTCATCCGTCCCGGTTATGCGAAATTTAGATCCATTATCCCACAGTCCGAATTTTTCTTTATCAAATATGTTGAAATCGGCATTTGTCCCGTGATACACCACGAGAGGATTACCATTATCATCCACGACCTTTGAATCCGCAAACCAATTTTTGAACGCCGGATTATCGACTACCGGAGCAACAGAAAACTTAATTTCCTCATTACTCAACCCGTAATCCGCTAAATTCATTTCACCGCCCTTGCGCTGCATAGGAGGCAATCCATTCTGTTGCAGAACCGCATTAACTTCCGCATCGGAAAGAATACGCTTTACCTTCATTGCACCGGTGATAAACCACGGTACAGTTGTAGGATCTGGATTTGTCCGGTATTTATAAAAACCGTTTGCCGGGATCTTCGGCAGACCGGCAAGAGAATGCTGAAACTTGCCATTGGCATTGTATCCATAGCCTTCCGCTTCTTGCTGATAGTCCACATCGGCAGCAAATTCACACTCCGCCCAGACAAAGTTTTCCGGGAAAAGTTCTTTCTGCTGCGTTTCCGGATTAATCCGGTTGAATTGATCTGCTTTGGGGATTTCTCCCAAATGCCATCCTGGACGATATGCCAGAGTTTGCTTGCCGGTATTTGTTCCCTTGCCACCTGCCTGCACGCGCATCCTGCCGGTTTTACTATCCTCTGCACGCGGCGCAGCATCGGCATCAAGCCACACACCTACCGGAGTTGCCACACCGCCAGGATTTGCCACCATCGGCGGAAACAGTTGTCCCGGCTTATTTTTGAACACTGCAAAAACTTTGTATCCAGTCATAGTTTTTTCAGGCGGAGCATCGTTCCTGATCGAAAAACGCACACCAGAACCATCTGCCTCTGTAAATTCATTTGCCGCTTTCTTGCTGCGCTTGCGCATTGCCCGTGCCGAACGGCTTAATGCAGATTCAATATCCGCATCCGAAAAACGCATATTCGGCAAAATTTTACGCAACTGTTGCCGGACAAATCCAAGAAACTCTTTCCACCAGGAGGGCTTTGTTTTAGCATCGGCACAATCCGCCAGAAACTCTTCGGTGAGATACCTTTGATTTTCAAGCGTTTCAGTATCCCGGTGATACCGCTGCGCCAAAAGCGAAACTTCTTCAAAATGATCTTTATAAACCTGATCCAGCAAAGAATCAAAGTTTTCCCCGAAAACAGTACGCAGTCCCTTATGACCGATGATTTCATGCCCCAAAGTTCTTGCCACTTCCGACGGACGCACATTTGACGCGATCAAATGTACGGTATCGGAATCATCCACCCACGCACGCACACGGGAAACATCCAGATCATCTTCCGCGATCCGAGCCTGAACATCTGCCGGGAGATCTTCCGGAGAATAAACCACATCCAAATCAATGTCAGGAAATTGTTTGATAAGTTCATTGGCTGTATCTATTGTTTCCTGCGGATTGTGCTGTAATTTTTCATTACGCAACCGATAATTTTCTTCCCCTTCGCGTCCTTCCTGTTCCAGCCGTTCTTCATCGGTCAACTCTGCATCCCGTTCTGCTTCTTCCCGCAGCCGGATGATTTCTTTCTCGTAGATTTCCTGCGCTGCCTTTTCCACATCAGCAGTATTTCCGGCATCATCAACGACCTTTAATTTTTCCAATTCAGCCGCCTCTTCCGGGGAAAGATCTTCTTTGGCAGACAATTCCTGCACCTTATCATGCACCATTGAACGCATTGTATCCTGCCTTGCTGCGATCTGCCGTTTGGCAACATAGGCATCTGCGGCAAGCGGCGCACCGGTTACGGCACCGAGGAAGGCAGATTCAGGAACGCCACGCGTCATTTCACGCCAATATTGAGAAGCCTTCCAATTCTTTGTATCGCCGCGCAGCCCCATTTTAATATCAAGCAAATTTTCCGCAAACTGTTCTGCTGCCTCCTGCATACCTTCCTTGCCGGAAGCCCAGCCAAAATGTTTTGCAGCTTCAAGAATTCCTTTTTTGATTCCCTGTTTGGCAAACTCTTTGGAAACATTCCCCTTGATGATCCCCAGAGTAATTTTTTCCAACCCACCGTTAATCATACCGATACCGACACCGTAAATAGCGGCTTCTGATTCAGACATCTCCGGGTGATCGTCCTTGATCTTATAATACCCATTGATTCCGTAAACTGTTGCAAGCGCAGAAGTCCCGCCTGTTGCCACCGTAAGACCGGTTTGTGCTGCCAACTGCGGCAGATAATTGACTGTTGAAATCGCGGCATTTGCACACCAGTTGCCGAAAGAATTACTGTTCGTCATCCAATCTTCCGGCAATGCCATATTTCCCTGCGCCCAGGCTGTAATTGGCGCATAATGTTTTTTATAGACCCCGCGAACCGCATTTTCTGCCAATTCAGAGGCTTCAAATGGATCACGAATAAGTTTTGCCGCTTCTGGATTTGTTCTTTGCAGATCCATTTTTGTTTTAACTGCTACATCAAAAGCCCAGAGTTTAGCAATAAATCCCAGTGCATTAAATGTTGATTCCGCCACTTGTCCTTCTCCGGCAACTACCGCCGCAACCGGACGGCTTTCCCAAAAGCCTTTATCCCGAATTTCGACAAACCCCGCTGCCCGATCTCTATACGCTTCTTCAATAGAAGTTTTTCTACCATAAAATTGCTCCAACAATGTATCAATATTAGCATGACAAAACTGGATTTCTTCTCTCCGTGTTTGTGCAAAATATGCTGCCAACGCCCATTTTTTGCGTTCCAGATCCGGATTTTCAAATTTGCTGGTTGCAAATTCCAGATCCGCCTTTGTCTGGGAATCATCAATGAATGCCAGAGGATCACCGGCGAACGATTTGCGCAGCAGTTTCCAGTTGTTTTTTGTAGGAGAAAAGATCCGATTTTCAACCGGCGTAGATTCTTCCCAACTTGGATTTGTAGTGTTATTTTCAACCGGCACAGATTCTTCCCAACTTGGATTTGTGTTGTCAGCCATTATTTACCATCCTTCCATCTGATAAACTTCTTATCTTTTCCAAAAATCGCAATACGCCCATTTACCATGCGTTCAACTTCTCCGCTATTAATGGAACTGTTTTGAATACGGGGAGTTGACCGGCGCGCCCAAAACTGCACCAGTTTATCACATTCAGCCCAATTAACATCCCTTTTGAGGTTATCTAAAAAAGCACGGACATCACTTTCCGTTGCAGATGGATTCTGCCGGATAAAATGATCCAGATGGATCTTTGCCATTTTGTAATTTCTTGCTTCAAGATCATCACTGTTGTTATAAACATTTGTTGCCCAACTGTACCATCTTTCACCGCGACCGGGATACCGGCTGTAAAATCCATCTTTCATATCTTCAAGCATCGCATTTGCTTTAAGATAGATATAACTCTGTTTATAACTGCTGTCCGGTTTGATTTTTGCATTGAAACTATCATTAAGCTGCCGCATCAAAACTTTTACCGTTGCGCCATCACCGGCATATTTTGTAAAAATTTCGTTCTGTAAATCAGCATACTGTTTCTGCCGCAGTGCATCTTCAGCAGCAAAATCAAACGCCAGAAGTTTATATTCAAAAGCATTAATTTCATCTTTGCGCTGCCGCGCTGTTGCCTTTGCTTTGTAACCGGCACGGGTATTGAGAAATCTCTGCACAATCTGCCGCTGCTGCATCCTCTGCCGCTGCGCTTCGGGAGATGGATCACTCTCAAATTTTTTATCTATACTTTCAAGCGTGATATTTTCTCCACTGGATAATTGATCCACCAATGCCGCGTTTTCATCGGAACGCCGTTGCGCATCTCTCGCCTCTGCAACACGAATAAAGCGATCCCGCGCAGATTCTTCCAAGCCGGGAAAATTCACATATCCGCCTTCAGGATTGCGTTCTTTCAGTTTGCCAATAATACCTGGCACATTTCCTTCAACTGCCCGCTTTACCACACCAAAAGCAGCCAATCTTTCATAATCAAGTTTTTTCTGCTGATATTCATTTTCAGAAATCAAATTGCCGCGCTGTTCCTCCAACATCCTGTTGCACTCTTGCAAATCCCCGCGCAACGCGGCATCTTTCCATTGACTTTGAAAAAGATTATAGTCCGCAGTAACTTTTGCCTGAATCCCGATCCGGGTACGCCGACCAAGATTTTCAACACGGATACCGGACATCTCCGCCTCAAACTGTTTTCTGAAATCGGCAGACATTTTCCCTGTAAATTCCCTTGCTCCGTCCGCATATCTTTTGTCAGCCTCCTGCGCCCATTCTTTGAATTTTTCATAATCATTTGGATTTTCCGCCATCCGGCTTTCCAAATCGGCATTGATAGTACGATACAAATTTCTTGCTTCTGTCGCAGCGAGGCGATCTTCGGTATATTGCTGCTGCTGAAAAAACTTATTTCTGGCAGACACAACCCCGCTTGCTGCATCAAAAATCCGTCCCCCGGCATTGCTTATCTCTTTTCCAAAATTCACAAGTGCTTCTGCATCGTGATTCACAACAGGAGCGATCCGGGGAACATTTGTCAAAGGAACTGTACTGCGCTGATACTGAACAGCACCGGCTTTATTACTCATTGGTATTTTTGGCATATTCACTTTCCTTCTTATCCGAACAACGGTTTTCCTGCCATTCCGGACGCTTGCAACTGTGCTGAACCTGTTGCATAACCGCCGCCGATTTGAGCGAGTTTTCCAGTTGTATTAACGACCTGACCGGCAATATTCAAAGCAAGACTTGCTCCGGAAGGCGCAGAAGCACGGGCAGCCGCCGCCTGATACCCGTACATCTGCCCCTGATAGCCATACATTTTCCCCTGTTCCCGATGCTGCATTGCCTGATTATAACCGCCGTATGCAGTATCCTGTACTTTCAATTCCTCATCCGCCGCCGTTTGCCCCAATATTGCCAGAGGGCTGCCGGAGGTCATTGCTGCGCCAGACTTACCGAGCAAAGCCATTTGCTGCGCCTTGAGTTGCTCCGCCTGCAAGCGTTGCCGCCTTACATTTTCTGCCGTTGCCGCTTCGACCCGCTGCGCTTCAAGTTCAGATAAACGCTGATTATATTCCATTTGCCTTTGCTGCGCAAGGGCATTTTCTTCCTGTATTTTCGCGTTAGTTTTTGCTTGATCGTGCTGCATCACAGCACCGACAACACCAAGCGCACCACCCGCAACTGCTGCCGCAGCAGCAACACTGGCAGCAACCGCCGTTGCAACGCCTAAACTGATTGCCATAATTCACCTCATAAGATCATAAATTTATTTTCGCTTGTTTCCCCCTGGATAAATCCGCATTTATCCAAAACAGAGTTTATCCCGCGATCACCAAAAGTCGTAAGCAAATACTTTGCTCCAAGTCTTTTTGCGTAAACCGGCATTGCAGCCATCAAAAGATTTATCGCAGAGTAACTTTCAAATGATTTATTTTGCGGATTGGCAACACACCAGCCGCAAACTGCAACCGGGCTGCTTTTTTCCAGATAAAGAGTTGCAACAGCAAGAAGGGTATTATCACTTGCCACCACCACCATACCGGTTTCAGGCATCCAATCGGCAGGGAAAGACAAAGAATCATTGCCGGTTTTTTTCCGGATCCTCTCCGTCATCCAATCAACAGCACACCTGACATCTTCGATCCCCATTTCATCCGTGCGCATTGCTTTATTTTGCGCTTCTTCTTTTGCCATTTCTGCGCACCGGTCAACCATACTGCTCATGTAAAATCACCTTTCTGCAACATCGTAAGTTACGACAATAGAGTTAATATTCATCGGTAAAGGATCCCCTTGCCGGACTTCCAAAATAGGAGTATAATCATTCCCCGAAAACACATTAAAAACAATAACATCGTCCCGCGCAGAAATCGCCTGATCCATAGTATCATCAAGGACATCACGGCTGATTATTTTTTGCCAGCGATCACCACCGCAACGCGCTTCTCCGCCAACTGAATCATACATACGGATCCTCAATTCCCCAACGCACTTTTGCCGCAGAACACTTTGCCCGTTCTGCATTTCGATCTCAATCGGCATCGGAGATAAAACACTTTCAAACCCCAAGCCAACCGAAACAATCTTTGCCGGAACATCAAGCATAATTGTTCCATCAGAAACCACCTTATCTTCCTGCACCGCACCGTCTGCAAGGATTTTTACAGTTTGCCCTTCCAGATGTTCCAATCCGCCGACACCAATAAATTCCTCTTCTCCCTCAAAGCGGCAGCCGCAATCCACAAAAAACGCATTTTCAATACCTTCAAAATTGCGCGGCATCATTGCTTCAATACAGATCGAGTTTTCGCGCTTGACAGCAAAATAAACATCGTCAACATCACCATCCGGCAGCACACAGCAAGAAATGACTTTACCTTGCGTAATATGTTTATGCCAACCTACCACCTGTTGATCCCGTTCATAAGTCAATGCAGCGACAGAGCCATCATTCAAAACACACCAAAGAATTGAATCCGGCAGCTGCTGCAATGCAGTTTCTTTTATGCCGGAGTATGTTATATGATCCGCCAGAACCGTCATATCCGGGCTGGAATAACCATTTTTTTCCCATTGAAAAACAAATTCCCTTACTTTTCTGCTGCCCCGCTGCACAAACAAAACGGTATCGCCCACCATTTGTGCGGCGATTTCTCTTGAACCATACACACTTTGTCTTTTGACCTGAAAATTGGAAGGCGTAAGGGCTGCTGCTGGATCAGAAGCAGAGAGCGTCCATTCGCTATCCATCGTTCCAATTACAAGTGCATCATGCTGGCAAAGCCAGCAAATAGTATTCACAGTATCACTTGCCAATGTGAAATCCAAGCCATCATCATCCAGAGATCCAATCAGAAAATTATCCCAATCGTTGGTTTTACTGCCCCAGACAGTTTGCGGCTTAAACTCATTGCCGCCAAACATCATGCGTTCTTCATAATAAGCGATCGTACAGGGGAACCCCCTGCGTTTACTCCATGCACCTTCATTCCATTCAGCAGTTGCCGCTGTCTCGCCAAGTTTTGAAATGACAGTTGCACTGGCATTCCTTGCGTCAGTAACGGCAGTTATTTTTACAACGCCGGTTGTCTGAAAATCCGGATTGACAAATAAACAGCGGCAAAGTTTCAGCGTGCCGGTACTGGATGCAGCATAATCTTTCATCTGCAGCCGGTACAAAACCCCTCTTGCATCTTCTTCACCGGAACTGGATGTATTAGAATCCTTTTCACTTGAATATGTGCGAAAATCCGCCCAGGTGTTTCCATTGTCAAAACTGCGCTGTATTGTTATATTTCCCGACCATGTGCCATGTGTTGTAAAAGTCCAGAAGCCAAAAACTTCAATGCTTTCAGACACGCCATTGCCGGTAAAATCCTTTGAAATTTCATTGCTGCGCCGAGTATGGATAAGCTGAAAAAAACCACCTTCATTGTCAGCAGTAAAAGTATCTTTTGATGCAGTCAAAGTAATATCGCCAGTCAATGCAGATGGTGTGATTGTATGGTCATCATCCAGATTGGGATCCAGCACTGGCGGATATTCAAACTCTTTTTCTGTCAAAGTAAAATTGTTGACCGCCACGCGCTTAAGTTCCATTACCGGATGATTTGGATGTACTATGGTCATAACATCGGCGGATTGAACAAACTGAATGGCAGCAAGATCACTTTCATTATAAGGGGAAACTATCTCCAACACCTCTGAATTTGAATTTATGACCGGCTTCCCGTTTTTGAAAAAACGGATATAAAAATCTCCAAACTCACAAACATAAGAAATTTTGGAAGAAAAAACAAAACGGATGAGCCGAACCGCTTTATCTGAATATTTTGAACGAGCAACAAACTTTGTTCCCGGACGGCGTTCAACTGCGCCATAGGGTGTAACAAGAAAATTCTGCAATTTACGACAGCCCTTCCCATATTGGGAAACATCACTTCTGCCGATCATTTTCGGTGAAAGTTCACCGGCATTGAAACAATTCAAACTTGCATAAATAGCCATTATTTCACCTGTTTGCCCGCTGTTCCTTCAACCCATTTTACACCAGAAACGCGCCTTGACCCGGAATGTGATCCGCGCGCCTCAATAAAAGAACTCTGTTTGCAATTGTTTTGATACGCAAACCGGTTTTCCTGACTGTCAATACTTCTGGCAGTTGCAAGACTGCGTTCATATTTCTGCCGGTACAAATTGATAAGTTGCGCATCCCGTGTATTTGCCATGCCGATTTCAGATGCAATCAAATATTGCAATGCTTCTATAAATGTTTCATCAAAAAGATTAGGATCTTCAATTCGTTTAATATATAATACCCGTACCGGCATTGATTGAACAAGGATTTTATTTCCAATGCAGCGATAAGGGGAATCATCTTCCAATCCAATCACCCGGATAACATCTCCGGGAAGCGCACAAACAAATTCAAAATGCGCGTCAATGCTTTTCTCGTTAAGTTGCTGCAAATCGTATGCTGCTGTTGCAAAACTCCATGTATGATCCCGCAGCACACGATCCCGCAATACCGGAAAATAACTTTTGCAAAGTTTGGCATTATTATTATTTTCTTCAAAACTGGTGATTGCCGGTATTCCAACCATCATCAATGCCAGGTTACAGATCATTACACTATCCATTTCTTACTCCTGTTATAAAAAAGGGGAGCAGGACCGATAAGGAAAACGCACTTCAGCACCCACCAAAGTGTATCGATCCTGCAGCCCTTATGATCAATCGATCACGTAATACAAATCGAAACCGATCTTTTTACCGCTTGTCAATGCCTGCGCACCGGTTGTGACGATCACAGCATCTTCCTTGTCAAAGATATATTCGCCAAGGGCATTGGCGGCAAGGTCGATACTTGTCGCGCTTGCTCCGGGAGCGGCGGCGGCAAAATATCTGTCATCATCGGCGGAATCTCCTACTTTCACGGTAAGAGAGGCATTCTGTCCCGCTTCAAAATGCAGCTGGGAACAAGGAAGAAGTCTGGCGCCTTTGGGCAGGCGCGCCAATTCCAGAACTGTCCCTGCGGCAGCGGCAGAAGAAGGAGTGATAACCCCATGGATATACCGGACACGACCGCCGAGAGAAGTGGGAAGAAGTTTCCCCAATCCTACACCGGTCTGCAATTCTGCTACATTACTTTTGATTGTTGCCATAATTCACCTCTCAATCGTTTTCCTGGCAGAAGATCTGCACAACTTTGGTATCTTCAATACGAGTTGCGCCAGCCTTCATTTTGGCTTCTGCCTGCCAGATATTGTTTTTATCGGCACGAGTGTTGACGGTCATCTTGATCTCCTGGGGGACGCAGAGGATGACACCGGATTTACACCATGCGGCACAAGTACGGGAATACCCTCCACCGGAGACGGCTTTTTTCAGACGTTCGGTACGAACGAATTTGAAGCCGAGGAATTTATCCGTTTTGCCGCAATAGAGATCCATCATGGCGGAGTAAAGAGAATTTTTCACATCCACGCCTTCGAGAAGGTCATCCATCTGACGCTGGGTAACTGCGATAAAGAGTTCATTTCCGGGGGCAGAAAGATCAATATCTGCCTTGCCGAAAGCAGAGTAAGCGCGGCGGAGTTTTTCAATGGTCAAGCCGGTATTGCCCGTGCCGCCATAAGAAATAGCGATCTTCTGAGCATCGGGGAAATTGACCTGGGTCAAACCATCGCGCCCCTCATACGCAACACCATCAAAGGCATTTTCGATGATAACATCGTCCATGGTTCTTCCCAGTGCCATACCGCCTGCTTCCACAATGCTGCTGCAAGGATCGATAATGATGTTGAGATCATCCTGCCAGTCCAGAAGATCTGCCCAGGAATATTCAAATCCATGGATCGTTCTGCGGTCAAATTCCGTATTGACCAGGGGGGTGTCCGCATATTTGGATGCCACACGGACTGCGGCGGTGGGCTTCACACGATCAAAGTGCCGTTTTTCACCCTTCATTTCTTCGACAGTTACATAGGAACGCAATACGCTTCCCCGCTGCTGTGCCATGGTATATACATTGGCACCGTACTGTTTTGCATAGATTTCTGCCAATTCAGCCATAATAAACTCCTTTGTATTTTGGCTTATCCCGCGTGTGACTTTATGATTGCCCCGCACCCTTGCAGGATCATTCGCAGAAAAACGCCTTTCTCTGCTGTACACCATAAAGCATCTGGATTCTCCAAGGAATTTCCCATAGCCTTTTGATTCTGATACTTAATATAGCAAACGCCGTTTTGAAATATTGCAGCGGCTTTTTCATGCACAAAAAAGGCGGCTTTTACGCCGCCTGTACTGATACTGATTTATTGCGCTTTTGCCAGAGCTGCCAAAATTCCATTTACTTCGGCGACCCTTGCCTTGTGCGCCGGATGTTCTTTGTGATAGTAAGGATCATCCGGATTGTTCCTGATTTCTGCAAGCCTGGAAGCCGGATCCATACCGGAGGGAGTACCGGAATCACCTTTGAGTTTACTTTCAGACATTTTTTCTCCGATATTTGCCAGAGCCTTGATAACGGTATAGTTGTTGAGCAGTCCCTTCTCCCGCATGACATCTGTCAGGCCGAAAGTTTCCATAGCCTTATTGCATTGTGCAACAACGGTATCGAAGTTACTTCCATATTCCTGCTTCAACCTTCCCAGAGTTTCGCTGTATTCAGCATTATGCGCCTCAAGTTCTTTTTGGAAAGCCGCATGACTCCGTTTAACATCGAAAGCTAAAGCCGCTTCAAAAGTTTTCTGATTCATTCCGTGTTCAAAAGCGAACTTGCGAAACTCCGCAACAGCCTCATCATCCAGAGTGATCCCCTCCGGCAGTTCAACAGAATCATGTTTATAATCCCCTTCGGCATCCGGTCTGCCGAGAGCCTTGTAAAAATCGTTCCATTCCTCTGGGGTTGATGTTTCGCCGGGAACGGCAAGGCGTTTGGCTCCCATCGCTTTTTGACTGTGAACATAACTTTGCGCAAGAGTTCCGAAAGTTTTGATATTATCCAGACATTTCTCATTCCGGATATTTTCCGGAAGAGCCTCTTTCCAGTTATCCGCAAGTCCGCCTTCCGCAGTCAGCATCTTTGAATAGTCAAAAGTTGCCTGCTGCTGTTGCTGTTGCTGCTGCTGTTCCGGGACAACAGTCTGTTCCTGATTGACCGGCGCAGATTCTGCGCCACCGCCTAAAATGTTTTCTTCTGCCATAATGTTTTCCTTTATTTTGACAATCTTTTCACCAAAGCCGCGACTTGCGCTTCGGAAAGTTTATGCTGCTTTACATAGTCCATAAAACCGGGAGTATTTACGCCGAATTGTTTTGAAAAAGGCGGTAAAAGATCTTCCGGAATTGTTGAAATTTCCCAGAATTCTTTTGATTCTTCAACTTCATCAGATTTTAACTCCTTCTGCTTCGGTGCCGGATTTTCAGTTGTTAAATTATCCTTAACAACTGCCGCAGGATCTTCAATAAAATCCAGTGCTGATTTTACTTTTTCCTCCAAAAACTTTTTCACTCCGGCACTATGGGGACCCGCCATGCCGGGAGCCATAACAGGCACACCATCGTCATTTAAGGTTGCAACCAATTTCCCCTTTACGGAAAAAATCTGCCGCCCTTCCATTGTGTAATCATTAGTCATTTTGTTTTTCCTTTATTGTGTTGCGAATTTCCATTATAACGCTTCTGCGTCCTTGCAAGTAAGCATCCTTACGGGGATCCTGGCAGTATTCCGCCTCATCCGCGCGGGCAAATTCTGCCAGCAGTTCCAAAACCTTTTGCCCTTCATCGGAACAAAAGACTTTTTGAAAATAGTACCTTTTTTTATCCGGATCCATCATACCCCCGTATTACTCATAATAGCATCAAGAGGACTTCCCTTTTCCGGAGCCTTACTCAAATTGTTTCCGAGGACACCGGCACCGGCAAGCATTTCTTCTGCCGCCATCTGCTGCTGCTGCGCCTGCGCCCGTTCCGCACGGATCTGATCGCGTTCCTTTACGCTGCGCAGCCAACCGGGACTTGAACCGTTGACGAGCGAAATATCCCGGACGATTTCATCATCGAGAAAGTTATCCATGACAGCAGGATTCCGCGCTGCGACATTGGCAATCGCCGCTTCAGTTTGCAGCCATCCCAAACTTTCAATCTTTTTGATAGAAAGGGCAATCTTGGAAACAAACTCAACTTTATAGTCTGGATTATCCAAAAGTTTTTGCGGAGGATCCGGCAACATCCCGCGCCGGGAAACGATCCCGAAAACCCGGTGGATCACCACGCGGAAAAGTTCAGAATGAAGATTTCCGGCAATAGGCGCAAACGGGATCATTTTGCCATCATTACGAATTTCAGCTTCCGTTGCAGTGATTTGTTTAAGATCTCCCAACGGATCAAAAATATCCCAGAAAAAACCAGTTTTGATCGTCTGCTGAACTTCTTTAATGTCCTGAAATTCTTTCATCCCGTTACCAGCGACCGGAAGCATTTCAGGCTTTGCGCTGTTCAGATCCGGTTTATAAGGAATGACCGCACCGGGATTTTTGTCAAAATCTTTGGACATAAGAGATCCGTCCGGGACAAGCCATGTTGGATCCGCCCGATGTTCCGCAGAAATAATATACGCCTGCTGCATACGGTTGAGCATTTTGATTGAAGGCAGCATATCAATTCCGGGACCCCGTCCGTAAGTTTCATTATCCGATTTGTCAAACCGGCAAACCGCAAACGGATACTCTTCAAAACCTGATTCATAAATGATCTGCTTGCTTTCCAGCTCAATATACACATCTGCGAACGGCATATTTTTATTATCAAGCGCATCCACATCCCGATTTTTTCTGGGGAATACAGCATGTAATATCTGATGCTTTTTATCCTGCTGCTTTGGATCGTTGGCTTCCTGGCGGATTTTCTCCGGCAACTTATCATTGCTGAACTCTTGCAGGAGTTGTCTGCTGGTCATAGCAAGTTCCCGAAAAACAGTATCAACGCGACCGCGCGAGTTTTCAGCATAACAAACTGTTTCAACCGGGAAACTCTTGAAATTCAATACACTGTATTTCCCGCCATCTTCGCAATAGACAATTCCATCCAATCCGCAGGCAAGATTATTGAGAACCTGAATCAATACCGTTGACCAGTTGGAATTTGCCATTGCAAAAGCAATGATTTTAGTTACTTGTGAAAAATAGTCATTCACTTCATCATCTTTGGCAAGTTCATCATCCTGCGGGACAATTTCAAACCATCTTTTATCCGGGGGAGCCATCCAGTTATACATACCGGCAGCCAAACGCTTCCGTGCTTCAATGGCAGTCGTATCAAAGATATTCTGCCCGCGCGCGCCGCCTTCGGTAAGATAATCAGAATATGTCGGCATAACATATTGCCGAACTTCGCGCCACACAGAAAGCCAGTAACCATCCCGCAGCGATTTCAAAGAGGAATAACGCTGTATGATTTTTTCCGAATCCATACTTACCCCCCAAGTATCGTTTTCTTTTCCGTATTATTCTGGGATTGATTGGCGTTACCCGCAAGGATTGTTTGCTGCCTCCCGTAAGATTTGGCAGCCTTTTTCCTTTCAGATCGTGCTGCGCCCTGGACTTCCGGCGTAGGATCTGCCGTTGAAAGCGGCGTAGGATCCGGATCGTCCGGCATCTTTGCAGTTGTTTTCGGTGCTTTGCTGGAACTCATAATACATCCTTTCTTGTTAAGAGGTTTTGAGTATTTCTGTTATCTAATATAGCCGATTTGCCCTTGAAATATTTCAATAATACAATTTCCTTGCCATCCCTTAAAAAACCACCTGCCTCCACAACATCAAATCCAAGACGGCAAGCACAGCGAATCAATGTTGATTTTTCAGCAGGAATCGTTGCATAAACAACATTTCCATATTCCCGAATCATCCGCACGCCTTTGCGCATTGCAGAAAAAACCGAAGCCGGGGAAATTTCAATATTTTCAACAGAATCAAAATGAACTATCAGACCATCTCCGCAAAGCAGCGTACAGAAAAATACCGCAATCCTGCGTCCTGAAGGTACTTCAACAACATCCCACAGAAAACCATGCTCCAAGTGCCAAAGCGTAATATCATTAACCACACATGGAATAATGACCTTTTCAAAATTGACTTTCATATTCTCTTCAACCCGCCAGACACCCGGAATCTGTTTCCGGCAGCAATACTTTCCCCGCAAAGCCCCATTTTCCACGCCTGCGCTCCTGTACGGAAAGCATCTGCGCCGTGAGAACTCCAATCATGCAGCGGCTGTGATTTATAAACAGCGTGCTTTTCGTCCCATTCTTTTTTATAACTCTCCAAGCATTTTCTTCCCTGATCTGTTTTAACTTCATCGAACCAGCAATACCCAAGCATCTCCCTGCTGTTTTCTATGCCGCCCATAAGATCTTTATTTGTTGGGATACGGTCAAAATTGATACCGAGTTTTCTTGCAGTTTCCATTCTGGATACACCGGATGAAAGTTCCCGTACCGCTATATCATGCGGGGCAAAATGCCTGGCATATTTATATCCTTTTTCACGCAGCACAGCGGCATAATGCGCCAGACCTTCACCATTATTTGAATAAAAATCAATGACACGGATTTCTTTTCCGTAGAACTGGAAAAACCAAATACTTGTTTCATCGCTCATCCCCAAGTCCCATGCTGTATAAACAAGTAAATTTGTATCGTACGGAACAGAACAAATCCTGTTAGTCCGGTAAATATCCTGAAAAGCCCTGGCATAATAAGAACCATCCTGCGCCACCTTAAATGCTTCATCAACATAAGAAGGGAACTCCGCCCACATATCTTCGTGCAGCGTATTCTCCTGGATGGTATACCACGCCATCTGCTCTTCCGAAAGCGCAATACCGTGTTTGCAATACAATTCATCAAAATAATTAAGAAGCCGGGAAGGAACAACTACCGATTCCGGATTAGCCACATATTCTTTATTTTCGTGCCAGGGGAAAAAGTGCAGCATAAATTCCTGACTGGAAAGTTTTCTGCCGGTAAGTCTTTTTGAGTTGGCATCCTGTACCATGTCATAAAAATACCCGCTATTCCCCATAGCAGTTGATTCCACAAAGCAATACCCTCCGGCATGAACAGCAGGGAAAGAACCGGTTTTGACTTCCCGCGCTTTTGCCGGTTGCTTGGCACACACCGGTCCATATTCTGAAACATGAAGAAACTGGCAAGTTCCTGAACGGGCAGATACCATAACTTTAATCATGCTGCCATTGCCAAAAGTCATTTCGCCATCTTTACTTTGCGTACTTACCGGACACCAGTCTTTCAATTCCTGCGGCAAATGCTCATAAGGATAAATAACCTTCCGTTCAAAAATATCTGCTGCCTTTTCCTTTGTTTCAGCGATAATAACAGCCGTAAAATTCTTCCTAAAAAGCACCATATCAAGCCCAATCAAATCAATCAGAGTTGTAAATCCCAACTGCCGTGCTTTCAGGACGATGTTGTAATAGTGCATGGCATCAAAGAAGCGTTCCTGTGCGCTGCGCATTGAAAACAAACAATCCTGTCCCTGTTCATTGACAATATGATAGAGATTATTCAGCCGCCATTTCCACGAACCTATTTGCGCTCCCATAGTTCACTCCATTTATCAAACATAGAAGCAGCACGCTCCGATATAGTATTTTCAACTTCGACCTTTTCTTTATAATCTTCCGGATTATTGTTTTTCAGTAGGAATTGAGCGAAAGACGCATTTTGCCTGCCATCCAGCGCGCCGGTGATTCTGTTTGCGGTTATTTTGTTGTGAATTTTCTGCGCCCGAACACCAAGAGCATCATTTTTCTTGCGCCAGGCATAAAATTCATGCCGCGTAATATCCAGATAATCACACAACCCTTCAATGGAGTAAGGTTCAGGATCTGGAGCAGAAACCATTCCGACCTTTGGCACTGGAACAAGTTTTGTCCTGGAATCGCATTTTTCAAAATATTCTCTGGCGCGTTCATTAAGAAGCGGAGCAGTCCAGTTTTCCGCTTTTCTGGGACGCCCCATTTTTTTCCGTTCTTTATTCATTAAATACCCTTTTTGCAATATTTCAAAAGATTTTACCCCTTATTGACAAGGGGATATAACTATTTTCAACTTTTTCAGAGAATTTTATTTGACAAACGCGGAATTATCGTTTACAACGCTTCTATTTTCGAGATACGCGCGCAAAGCCCAACCGGTAATCAGATATCCGCCACGATCCATCCGTGCAGCGATCACGCCGCGTTTGCACATATCGCGTACAGTTTTTGTATTCCGGTGAATAATTTTTGCAACCTGCGCAGCGGTATAGGCTGCATTTTCAACAAATGGAATCACATCATTCAT